TGGACAGGGTGAGTTGGGCAAACTTGAGGGTGCTGTATTTAGTAATTGGCGGTTCGGTGAGTTCGATGAATCACTACCTAAGATATATGGACTGGACTTTGGCTTTCATCCCGATCCGGACGCTTTTTCAGAGAACGCTATTGATGTAAAGCATAAGAAGATATATGTTCGCGAGCTGTTCATGGAGACTAACCAGACGTTCTTCCAGTTACGCGATAGATTGAAAAAGCACGTCAACAAGCGCAATCTGATAATAGCTGATTCGGCTGAAAAGAGGCTCATTACAGACCTTAAATCTGATTTCAATATACACGGTATCAGCAAGCGTGAAACGGTCACAGACTGGCTTAAAAAGATGCAGGGCTATGAGATTATAATCACTGAGGACTCTAAGAATGTGGAGAGGGAGCTAAGAAACTATCAATGGCATGATAAGAAAGCCGGCGTACCTATTGATGCTTTCAATCATTTCCTGGATGAGATACGTTACTGCCTCATGGAGGTCGAGATGGTGCGAAGAGGGATCAGGCGGGTTAACTAATTTAGTTTCATTCTTAATAGAATAAGTTGTAAATTTACTAAAATATTAAGAGATGAAAGACAAGATAATTGAGATATTGAAACAATTTGATAAATTAATCAGGAGAAATGGAGTCATAGTAGATTATGAGCCGACTGATTATACGTTTCAATTTTATGCTTCACGAATTAATGTTGACACCACCGAGATCAGCGAGGGGGCGATACATGAGGTGGTGCAAGAAATGTTAACTGGATTAAAAGGTGATGATCGGATTATTCTAGAAGATTATTTCAGAGCCGGTATTGCGTGGGCTTTATCCAAATCAGCGAAGGGGGTGAGTGATGAGTAGTATTTACAGAGACAAATGGGAACGTGAAGCCGCAGAAGAGATATCCGAACTTTTAGAAAAAAAGATTAATTACGGGTGGACGCAAAAAGACGCAGACAGATATAATTATCTATCAAGAGAACTTAACAACTAAATAGATATGAACGCAAAGGAAATAAAAGTAGACAGCCACAAGATTTTAGAAGAAAATTGTCATATTGAATATGATAAAGCCGGAGAGTTAACTGTATGCTCTTCACTTGCATCAGTTCAAATAGCAATGGAATCCTACCACCAAGCCAAGAGCAAGGAAGAGGCGATGGATTTTCCGTTAGACGCATTTATTGAAATGCTGCAAAACGATAATCGGAAGTTATTGGATGCTGGACACAATTTGGCTGAAGCAGCGGTGAGAGTTGTTAAGGATTATGATGGAGTACACAGACTCTCTCTTGCATTATCTGATTGGTATTGTGCAATAGGTAATCAGGGAAATAGAGACGAAATATCCGCATTCGGAAAGGAGGGGGAGTGATGAGAATAATTAGAACATCTACTCCGGTAGCAAGAAAGAATTATGGGTGTGATGCAAGCGTATGGATTTCAGAATACCCAGAGGTAATAGATGATATGTCATTTGCTGATAAGCGTATTGTTGCAAGGATGCATATAAATGGATGGAGAATTATGAAGGGTGAAAAGCATAAGCAACAAACTGTAATTTCATGCGATAATAAAATACTCTCATTGAGAGCAAGCATTCCTATTCTCAAATTATGTTATAAATACGACCTAATGCCAGATGACGGTGATGTTTGCTAAAGAACTTAACAACTAAATAGAGATGACATATTATAGAGAAGTAAATTGCAGCGATAGACTGCCGAAGAAAGAACATCCAAACAACACATTAAGCAAGTCTGTTTTCGTTAATTACGAAGATGGTGATGCTGGTTATAGTTGGTATGATTACACAGTAAACTATTGGTTCGGAAAGGAAAACGTAGTTTCTTGGCTTGAACCCTACGAGCTACAAACAGAGGAGGAGATATGGAAATTAATATTCAATCATGCTAAAGCATCAGGAAAAACGGTTAGCGTAGACAAATTAGCCAAAGCCATACTATCTAAACTTAAAGGAGATGGAGAGTGAACTAGCAAAGGCGTGGAGAGACGCCCTATTTGAATTTGGATATTCATTCGGTATGATATGGATAGTAACCAGAATACCCTGGCTAAGGTTAAAACCAGAATACCAATCAAGATTAGAAGCTAAACTTAAAGGAGGGTGAGTGATGAAGGATGTCGACAACCAAATATCGCGAATGTTAACGGAAGATAATAAGAAGCTGAAAAATGCCGGATTTAAATTAGCCAATGCAGCCTCAAGAGTTGTGCAAGATTATGATGGTGTTCATAGATTATCATTAGCCTTATCTGAATGGTATTTAGCAATAGCAAATCAAGGAGGTAGAAACGAAAACAAATAGAGAGATTATAAATTTATAAGAAATTAATGAAAATATCCGCATCACTAATAATCAAGAATGAAGAAAAGATGCTTGCCAAGTGTCTTAAATCAATCAAAGGAGTAAACGAAATAGTAATAACAGATACCGGATCAGATGATAAGTCCATAGAGATAGCAGAAGCGGCCGGGGCGAAGGTGTTCACTGATTACAAGTGGAATGATAACTTTGCTGAGGCTCGCAATCACTCTAAGAGCCATTGTACAGGCGACTGGCTGTTGATCATAGACGGTGACGAGGTTCTGGAATCTTCTATACCAGTCATACGTGAGTTGTTGAGTAAACCATTCATGCAAGCACGCGAATGTGTTATGTTCTATGTCAACACAGGGCAGGAGGTAAACGAGCAGATAAGGATATTTCGTAACCGTTATGATATTGAATGGATCGGAGCAGCACATAATTTGCCATATATACGCACGCCGCAGGGTCACGTGCGCATGACGGAGATACAACAAAGCACATTCACTATTAAAGCTAACTACTCCCCTAATCATGAACTTGATCCAGACAGAACACTCAGGATTATGACCAAAGAGATCATGAAGGGGCCAAAGGCTATTGGGATGAACCAATATACACGTTATCTATATTACATAGCACGCGAACATATGAACAGGCGTGATGTGTTTAAGGTGGTGTGGTTTTTAGAGAAGTATGTCAAGATGGCTCCACCTACTAACGAGCTTGCCGATGCCTGGTTCTTGTTAGCTACGTGTTACGTTGATCTTGGAGAATTAGAAAAAGCTGTTGACGCTTGTTTGCAGACTATTAAATATCTACCCTCTTTTAAAGCTCCATACGCTTTGATGCACAACTTATCGCATCCACAGACTAAGCGGTTCTGGGAAAAGATGTTTAGTTATGCTGATAACGCAGGGGTTCTATTCACAAGAACAGAAGCTGAGAAACTGATTAAAGAAGAGATAAAATGACTGCTTATGGGATATATGTTGGAATAGCACATGAGGGAGGTAGGGTTCTTCCAATTATGTTTTATTCATATAAGGAAGCAAAAGAGAATGCTAAAAAAGAAATTAATGAAATGGAAGATCCTGATTGGGACTTATCAAAGTTTGAAAAAGTTCATAAAGATAAATGGACTAATGGAATAGATATTGTTGAGATACAAAAATTTATAATAAAATGAACGCTGAACTAATAGAAACGATCATAGCCGGGTTTATTGGCCTGTGTGCTGTAGTGGGTATATTATGGGCTACTGCTGAGTTTATATTTAAGAAGAGATGATTGAGATAGTTTCATTTTTAGCAGCCTTATGTATATTAGCATTGATTGTAAAGATATTCGGAGAGGAGCCTGATGAATAATTTATATTCATTCTTAACGTATTAAGTGTTAATTTGTAAGCAAAAAGAGATGAACGCAAAGAAGATAAAAGAAATACTTAGATGTGAATTAGAGTCTATATTTCCCTTAACAGATATGAGCAGCCACGCAGAAAGGATAGCCGGCGAAATTGAAGCTAAGAGCAAGGAAGCGGCAGTAATGTTAAGTGATATTGAAATAGAAAACTTAGCTGCTAAACGATGGAAACGACTTAATAGGCAAAAACCGAAAATGAAAGAGGGTAAAAGGCAATTTGCTATTAGAGCATTTAAAGCTGGATATAAAGCCGCATTCGGAAAGGAGGGTGAGGGATGAATACACCAGAACAAGATTGGGGCAAAGAGTGGGAAGAGATGCAACCCCATGAGATGTGCCCAAAATGCGGAAGGCAGTATGATGAAATTGATTTTGATTATCAGTGCTGTTCTAAATGCGGATGGGATGCAGAAAAAGAAGAATGGGGTAAACGAAGAGAGCCAAGCGAAGATGATTATCTGAATGGCGATGCGGACATATTAACCGGAGATTGGATTTAACCCCTAAAAACAAATAGAGAGATGAAAGTAATAATAACAGAAGCTAAATTGATAATAGATGACTAAACCCTGGGTACTACAACATGAGTTATACGGATTGGGTAATTTCATCAATCTAACACCGACTATAAAGCTATTATCTGAGCATCTTGGTTATCGCATACCAGTGTACTTCGATTTCGATTTCATACGTGACTGTTTTCTTGATTGTCCGTTCATGGAGATACTTGAAGATAAGCCAAAAGATAAAGAAGCATTTGGTTCGTGGCTTATTAATGGAAACAATAACTGCCCTGACTTTCTTCATGTTTATAGAGAAGTTACTAAGCGTTACCCGCTCGATGGTGAGCTACCCCATACGTATGTGGATGAAGCGAAGGAGTTAGACGTACCTAAGTATAGCACCTTATTCATTCGTGGTAGCGGATCAGAGCGCAAGGCGTACCTGGATAGTAAGCTACCCGATGATAAGTATTATCTTGAACACATGAAGGGTAAGTGCGCTTTTACTGGTTCAGAGGTAGATCGCGATAGGCTCGATAAGCTGTTCACGTGGCGTAAGGGCGACAAGATAGGATACGATATGCCGATGCACGTTGGCAATATACGCGAGTCGTTAGCTTTGATTCGTGAAGCTGATTATGTAGTGGCTAATGATTCAGGTCTGGCTCATGCTGCTGCTGCTATGCGTAAGAACATGACTATACTTTGGAAGAACACAAGCTTGCCAAAGAATGCTAATCCGAATGATAGGTGCTTTTATAAATTATGTAATAAATAGGAGTTATGTTTTTAGACGAAAAGTTACTGCAAGTATGTATAGATTATTCTGGTACAACATCTGAAGATATACAGGAGTTAAATAAAAGGTTATGCAGATTATGTGAGTACTATTATAAATCTAAGATAACAGAAATGTCCACAGAAAGAGAAGTTAAGGTTGCCCTTGATCGCACCTTTAATATGTGGGATTCGTTTGTGAGGATGGCACTTAAAAGTAATGATAAAGTTCTAATAATTATGGGCGAGCTATTTGAAAAGTATACATTTAAGATGCAGTTTTTAAAAGATGAAAAGTTGGCATCGGTATATAATAGTTTAAATTGACATGCCCGTCTCATTTCGCTATAAAACAGTCTTTGTTCACATCCCCAAAACAGGAGGTCAGAGTATATCCAGGTTATTGGACATTCCTAAAGGCAGACCGCAAAACTATTATTATGAAGGATTAACCCATCTGCCACTAAGAACAATCAAAGAGCAGGTAAACATTGATGGATTCTATGTATTCACATTTGTGCGCAATCCATACGATAAGATACTTAGTGAATATAACTGGCGTATGCGTAATAGACGCGCGATAGTTTATAACGAGCCTACACGCAATTTTATGGAGTTCCCACAATACATGGAAACGCTATTAAGCCGGTGGAATAATTTGTCTAGTAAGTGGAGAGAGAAAGCTCATGTTATGCCACAACATATGTTCTTAGAAGATGATATGGATGTGTTTCGCTATGAACAGTTCAAAGAAGGTTGTGAGACTCTTAAAGATATGTTTGATATTATCGGACCCACACCCAAAGTAAATGTAGGTCACTATACAACTAAGCATACCGAACGCACGTTAGAGATAACCAGGATGCTTTATGAAGATGATTTTAAGATGTTAAACTATGATATAAACGCTTATGAACTTTATTGAATTACACATCAAATGTCATAATGATGACCAACATACTGCTGAATTAATGGAGATGGGTATTGATACACCATCAAGAACAGAGTTCAGACCACTGTATTTGTGTGTTGAACATATTATAGGGTTTTATCCAAATACAGACGGTACCTGCTTTGTCTTTGTTGTTAATGGTGAGGAGTTAACTATTGAAGAGAGCTATGATGATATAATAACAATATTTCAAGGGCTGCAATCATGAAAACAATTTTAATATTATTCATATTTCTTCTTGCCTGTGATAAGCCAGAGAAGCCTACTAACACATTCATAGACGAGCGTGACGGTAATGAGTACACCATGATAGAGATAGGTGATAACATATGGATGGGTGAGAACCTCAGATATAAGCCCAGTGGGTATAACTATCTACTTAGTGATAAATACGGTACTTTCTATCCTTTTAATGATGCTGTTCAGTACGCTCCTAAAGGGTGGCATCTACCTACTTGCGCTGAATGGGAGGCGTTGATAGAGGTTATCAGCAACGGATACGATCTACGTGCTGGTGAGTTCGCTGCTCAGTTAGGTGGATGGGTGCAAGTTGAATATCTCAGTGAGGGGCGCATAGGAGCCTGGTGGACTGCTGACGAGATGGATGATGTATATGCTTATCTGTACTATATAAAAGCTGATACGGACCTAACACGTATCAACCTGCTCAAGACGTGCCTGCTCACTGTGAGATGTGTAAAGGATAAATAATTTATATTCATTCTTAATGTATTAAATGGTAAATTGTAAGCAAAAAGAGATGAAAAAATTAGATTGGATAAGTGTTAAAACAAAATTACCAAAATTAGATGAGCGTGTTCTATGTTGTAATTTCTACGATGACTGGATAGATGCTGCATCTTTTCAATGGTGGAGTGATGATGGTACTCTTATTCAGAATGGGTGGATGTCAGAGGGCCGTCAAATATTCCCAACGCATTGGAAAAAACTGCCAAAATTGAATTAATTTACTCAATCAAAATAAAGGAAATAAATTAAAAGTCTGCATTGCTAACGTGTGGACTATAAATTTCCCGGAAAAACATCGGGTTAGTCTTTGAGTGTTTTTGCCTCTCCTTAAATGGGGAGGTTTTTTTATGCAATAAAAATAAAATTTTAAATTAAGATAGACTTATGTAATTTTGTTGTATTAATTATTCTGGAATTAATTAAATACATAAAGTTATGAGTCAATCTTCAAAAACAGTGTGTTGCCCAAGACCAACGGCGATAGCCTCAGCGGTTACTGTTCTTAATCCGTGTCCTTCAGATGTGGGACAGATCCAAAAGCTGGTTTTCTGGCGCAGGGGGCAAAACATCGGAACGTTAGCTACTGCATTAACATCTACTGCCTGGACTACATTGTTAGCCGCAACAGGTGATACCAAAGCCATTGTAACGCCTTACTTGGGTAATGTTGAGCTTGCAGCCAGCGATCCACGAGAGTTTGGGGGCGGTAATGAAACACGAGGGGGCGCACCTATCCGTAAGGGTGGAAGCTCTTCTGTTTTCTCTGCTGCAATGTACCAGGAGGACCAAGACGTTATAACAGCACTCAAAGCATTGGCCTGCGAGCCTCTCGATGTTGTTATGATAAACGAATCTAATCAGTTCGTATATTCAGATACATCTACCTTTAGCGGCTTTGAAGTTGCTAACGGATCTCTGTTTATATCTGATAAGGGTGTTGGTGGATTAGATGATCCTGATTCAAACATGATTAAGTTTAACGTGAAGCCTAACTGGTCTGATACGTTGGAGATTTCAACTGAGACCTCTTTTGCGCTTGATATGGTCAACACATGATCTTAGTTTGTGGCAAAGATAAAATAGAGGTAGAACCATCGAAGGCGCAGGCTTACCTTTACATTCAAAAGGCGATGCGCGTCAAGGGGTGGGAGCTACCCAAAGATTCACCTTACGAATTTAAAGATAATGCCCTTATCAAACGAGCAGATAAAAAAGATTGTAAGCCAGCGAAAAAATCGAGAAGTACAGCAGGGGAAAAGTCATCAAGAAAGACTCCGATTTCACACGGAGACAGTACTGAACAAGTATGACCTATCGACTTACTATCACGATTTTCTTGGATGGATAGGGTCACGAGGTATAGACCCAACAGGTGCGACACCTGAGCTGCTTGCTAAGGATAAGTTTGAAAGGGTGAAGCATCTTATCAAAGCACCTATACAGACCGTGGAGCTTACAGAAAGCATCTATTCACGTCTGTTCAGGGTGTTCTCTGCTCAAGACTCGTATTTTAATTATAGGTTCGATGATGATGCTTTAGAGGCGGACTGGGCTGAATATCGCGATGATAAGTTTTGGCCTACGATAGGGTTTGAGGCTATGCAGACAGCTATTGATTCGGTATGGATACCCACACTACCATCGGAGCAGACAACGGACTTTCCAGAACCTAAGAATAAGTTGATAGATATTGAGAACGTTATAGAGATAAAAAACGATGAATACAATAATTGCATATACGTTATATTCAAAATCGGGGATTACATTTACGTCTACGATGACACATCATTCAGGGTATTCGCCGCCGAAGGTTACATAATCAAGGGCGAGCCAATAGAGGTACCGCATGATCTTGGATATACTCCCGCTCGTATGTTTTGGAGCGAGAAGCTGACATCTAATAACTATATCAATAAAGAATCGCCTATCACCAAGGAGCTAACTGATCTGGACTGGCTACTGTTCCATATGACATCAAAAAGGTATATGGATATAGCTAACGGGTTTCCCATTACGGTAACCTATGAGGAGGATGACGACTATCAGGATGATGACATAACAGATAATGAACAGCGCATTGATGGTAAGAAGCCGGATGGATCTGATTTAGTTGGGGCAGGTAGTCATGTCAAAGCCCCAGCACCGCGCACATCAGAGGAGCATGACGCTATGCAATACGGGCCTATTAAGATCATAGCGCCTCCGGTTGAGTCACTCAAATGGCATGTCGAGGAGGAGCAACGGCTTATAGATAAGATATTCAAAGCTGTTGTGGGTGTAGATCAGGAGAGTCGAAACGATGCTGCTAAGAATGAGAAGCAAATAGAATCAGCGTTCGAATCTCAATTATCTGTACTGTTCAGGGTGAAGCGTAATTTTGAGATCATACATAAGTTTGCAGATGCTACAATATGTAAGCTAAGATATGGAGACAGGTTCATAGATTGTGATATTGATTATGGGACTAATTTCTTTCTAAAAGATGTTGATGATCTGCAAGAGGAGCTTAAAGAGGCGCGTGAGTCAGGTGCTGGTGCCGCTATCATAGAAGCTATCAATGATAATATCATACGTACTAAGTACCGTGATGATAAGAATAGTATTATACGTGCGGATATTATCAATGAGCTGGACCCATTACCTAATTATTCGATAAAGGATGCTATTGATATTTATAAAAATGGAGGCATAAACAAAATAAATTTTATTATTAAAGCAAATTTGAATAATTTTGTTAAAAGATTTGAAAGGGATAATATTGACATAGTAAAATTTGGGTCACTTGGGACGTTCTCAAGAAAGATCGAACAGATACGAGAAGAGTTTATTAAATATGCAAAAGAGCAAATAGATGAAACTATCAACAGAGAATCAGGAGTTACTTGACAGCATCTATCCAGGTGGATACGAGGTTAAAGAGAAAAATGTTTATCACATTCTTTTTATTAAGGTGTTTCAGACAAGCGGTAGGCACAACACCGTTCATGGTATGGTGCAAAAGTTCAGTGGTAAAGACTGGGCTATTCTAAAGAAGCAGATAGATAACGGGTTCAAGTTGGGAGCTATCACCGGGTACGATGAGTTAGCTATCATTCATGATCCTACCATCAAAGAGGTTGAAGAAACTAAAGTAAAAGCGAAACCAGGGCCGAAACCTGCGAAGGTTGAGTCTTAATAATTAAATAAATATGAAAAATCTCTTAATTACATTATTTCTGATTGCAGGGGCGGCTCTGTATGGACAGGGACCACATTCTGCTATTATGTTTGCAACCGCCGGTACGGACTCCGTTATCGGTAATACGGCAACTTCTATCACGCTACCTGCGGTTATTCCACAGGAGTATGATTACTCTTATCAGATCGTACCTACTAAAGTGGGATCTGGCGATTCTGTAAATGCTGCTATTGCGTTATGGGTATCCAATGATTATGCAGGTACTTCATGGACTGAATTAACTTCAGCGCGTGATACAATGACTGCTGCTACTGGGATACTTATTGAAGGCACAGATGCAAAGAATGTAAGGCATAAATTGATATTGACTGGTACTGTACTTGATACTACTAAGATCAAGGTTTACCAGGTTTATAAATTGGACAAACAGTTCGATAATTAATTAGTTCTTTTATTTATTTAGCTGCTTATTCCATACGATACGAATAAGTTAACTTTTTAAGTTCCAAACGATATGAACAAAGAAGAAGCATTGAAGTTGATCAACGAAAACGATACCGCTGATTGGCACGTGGTCCCTACTGAGGACTACAACACGTTCTTAACAAATTATAAAGAAACAGAGGTCTCCAAAGGAATTAAGGAGCACGTTTCAGGCGTCCATCAGAAATATGATGATACTATAAAATCCGTGTTAGGTAAAGATAAGCCACACGATTTAAAGACTCATGAGTTTCTGAAATCTGAGTTAACTGCATTGAAAAACGATATACAAAGCAGAGAAACAAAGATAGGTGAGCTTGAAAAGGCTGTCAATGACAAAACAGGTGATGAGGCTTTAAAGATGGTTCAGAGTAACTATGATGCTTTGCAAAAGAAGTATCAAAAAACGATGGATGAGTTTAAAGCTACTAAGGAATCTCAGGATAACGAGATAAACCGCGTCAAGCTGATGAACAAGGCAGATCATGCACTTATGGGGATTAAGTTTCTGGGTAACATACCCGAAGATGCTCGAAAAGCATTGATTGAGATTGCTAAAGATGATGTTATCAAAGGCGCATCTTTTTTAAATGGTAATGTAGTCTTTCTGGATGAAGCTGGCGAACCAACGCGTGATGATCAGTATAACATCATTACGATGGAGGCTAAGCTGAAAGAAAAGCTAAAGTCAATCATTGACGAAGGGCGTAAGCAAACGGGTGTAGATATCAAAGAGCCTGTCACTAAGACAGAGGATGGTAAGACGATAGTAAACGTCTCTGTACCTGATACTGTTAAGACGATGGCCGGTCTTATTGATCATCTCATGAATGTTGGCCTAAAGAGGGGAACGGATGACTATTTTGCCGCCTTAGGGTATTGGCAAGAGAAACTGAATATTAAATAACCTGCTGCATCATATGTTGCAGCGTAAAAACTTTAAAATATGGCTTTAGCTGCAACACGTTTAGATCCGTATCGTTTAGCATACGATAGGTCTAATTTAGACGCGTGGGAACATAGAATGAGTAATTACGGGGCATTTGCCACGTTCATTAACGATACTGAGAACTTGCTTCCTGGTTATAATGAACTGACCGCTAACCGTACGGCTCCCGTTCGTACTGTTTCCATCCCTGTTCTCAACAGGAAAGATTTCACCACTGCTAGTGTACGCACCTGTGATGCTCTAACTCATGAGCTGACTTCTGCATATGTCACTCCATCGTGGACTACTATCAAGACAGGGTTTAACATGATCCCGGCTGAGTACAACAACAATTATATCTCTTATCAGGCCGCTTTCAATAACAAGATGCTGCATATGCAACGTGCATTTCTTGAAGCTCTGGACACTGCTGCGCATACAGCATTGAATACCAACAAAGCACAGACGAACAACGCTGATAGCAACCCCTATACGGTTGTTGCTAATGACATGGTTGTCCCGGCTGCTGATAACCAACTGTTCTTGAATGAACTTGGGAGTATCTTTGCTGCTAACGATCTGCCACAGGACAACATCAATGTTGTAAGTTCTCCGCGTTTTCAGGCTCTTGTACGTGAGTATAGCGCACAAGGAACCTCTAACGCTGAGAACCGCGCGTTCCAGTTTGGGGGATATAACTTCGCATACTCCAGACGCGTGACCATTGCCACTGGTGACAGGGATTCTGTTTATGCTATGCCCGTTGGTTCGCTTGCGTTTCTTAATTGGATTGATGTAGATGCTCAGATGGAACATAGTTCAACTGATGGTAAAGAATGGTCAACATTCTTCCTGCCTCTATTAGGTATCCCCGTAGGTGTTCTGTATCAGTCTACCTGTTCGAACCAGGGCGTTAGTGGAACCGCTCGTGCTACTGGACTTGAGGCTACACTGAGCGAAAGTTGGAGTTTTAGCTTTGACTACTCGTTTAACGTGGCTTACAACTCAAGTGCTGCTACCCTTCCGGGTAACGTGTATAAGAGTAGGCTTTCTTTGACCTAGTATATATTTTCTCTTTCATCTCTGGAAACCCCTGCTGTAATGGTGGGGGTTTTTTAATTTATATTCATTCTTAATTAAATAAGTTATAAATTTACATATGCAATTTTCAAAAGAAAAAATAGTTAAATTACAAAAAGCATTTAATTTACAGGCTGTTACTGTATCAATTACTAACGCGTTTTGTGATAAAGAAAAAAGAGATAACGAATCTCCTAAATATATTAATGCTATACTTCACGAATTAAACAAAGAAGATATAGACCTTAACTATCTTGAATTATTGTTACATGAATATAACAACAAATTAGAAGAAAAAATTAATATTTTAATTCAAAACAAAGAGAGATGAAAAAACTAAAGATTGAGATTGAGGGTATTGTTCCGCTGTTGATGCACAGCAACCGTTTAGCTAATCCGCTCGATACAGATGTAAAAGAGTATAAGAAGGTGAGCGGCAAGCGTAAAAAGACAGACGAAGATCACGAATGGCTTGCGCGTAATGAATGGAGGATGGGACTATATCTGAATGATGAAAATGATGTTATTTTACCTGACATCAACATAGAATCCTGCGTTGTTGCCGGAGCCAAAGACGCAAGGAAGGGGAAGCAGTTTCAAAGCGGGTTTGTTGTACCGTCGGCTCCCAAACTGAAGAATCCCAGAACGGGAAGATATTACTCTCTTGACACTATTGAGGGAGATGATAACTTTTACGATACGCGTGCAATCAAATTGCAGGGATCTAATACAGTCATGAGAACCAGGCCAATTTTCAATGAATGGAGTGTTGAGTTTGATGCACTTTTCAATGAAAATTTAATTGATAAGTCTGATATTATTGAGGCTTTGCGTGTCGCCGGAGAGCAAAAGGGTATCGGTGATTACAGGCCCAAGTTTGGCAAATTCAAAGTGAATAGCATTAAATAAACGTGGCGGGGCGTGGCTAGGCTTGGCACGGCTAGGCTAGGCTAGGCTTGGCTAGGCAAGGCGAGGCAGGGAAATTTTAAAAACAAAAAAGATGAAAGAACTATTAAAGCAGAATTTTAGCAAAGGGGATTATATTACCCCTGAACAAATCGAAAATGAATTAGGGCAAGTACCAAGTGACTTTCAGTTAATGGCTATTTGTCAGGCGTTCAATGATGCAAACAGCGGTGTGACAATTAAGGTCGAACAGGGCGGGATTAGATTTCTCACAGACAGCGAGGCCAGCAATTACAATCACAATTATTTTGGCAGGCATATAAGCGCCTTATTTCGAAATCACAAAAAGATGCTTAGTGTTGATCAGCGCAATTTAAGCAAGGACGAAGTTGTTCAGCATAAGCGAAGGATTGACGTTCAGGCAAGTTTTATTGTTGGTATCAAAGATGCCGCCAGGAGTCTATTACCAGTCAAGTCATATGATAGTGGCATAAAGAAATTGTTTTAAATAAGTCACGGCTGGGCATGGCGTGGCGGGGCAGGGCACGGCAAGGCCTGGCAGGGCAAGGCGAGGAAATTTTAAAAACAACTTTACGATATATAAACAAGTCACGGCAGGGCCCGGCACGGCATGGCTAGGCAAGGCCGGGCGAGGCATGGCAAGGCAAGGAACACCCCTTACAGAAATGTAGGGGGTTTTTTTATTCAATTAAATATTGTAATTTTGTTTTATGGGTTGCAAGGGATGCGGACATATGACACCTGCCGAAAAAATCGGTTCAATAGTAACCGGATGGACAAATGTCATTTGGAAAGACAAAGAAACTGAGGCAGAGGCGATGCGACGTGTTGAGATATGTTCAGGGTGTGGTTCTAATTATCGTAACGTATGCAGGCAATGTTCTTGTTTCATACCTGCTAAAGCTCGTAGTATGATAGAAAGTTGTCCTTTAAATAAGTGGTAAATGGCTGGAAACGTATATTCAACTTATGAAATGGCCAAAGAGAAGGCCGAGGAAAGAATGAGAGAACTTGAGACAGACATATTTATTTGTGAGTCCAGATATTTATCAGGCCGGGAGTTTGTTCTAAAAACCAGAGATGAGTTAAAGCATAATTCATATCTATACATACTTATGCTACCGTTCAGACATAGATTTATGGATAAAGACAATGCGAAAAGAGAAGCGAGCATATACGCATCCAGAAAGGGAAAGCCGGTTTATACGGATAAGAAAGTAGTTGTAGAGAAAGGATACGAAATAATTAAATATCACTATCTAACATACAGAGAACCATGTTTAACGTAGCCACATTAAAAACCAGCCTTATCGGTTCGATAGGATTACGCGATACAGCAGACCCAGACTTCCCGGTAAACATACTCACAGGGGCCGCTGGGAGCGTATATTATGATGATTATCATCCATTGATAACATACGATAACTTATACTGGATATGTCCTAATTTTGATGCTATGAACTATTCTACATGGTCATCTACTGGGTATGCTACCGGCTCTTATGTGATATATGATAATGTGGCTTACAAAGCTACACGAACGATGCTAACAGGTGATACACCTTCGTTGACATCAACAGCATGGACAACTCCTGTTTTAGACTGGATAACGAATAAAGAGAATGCCGCTATTAACAAACTATGTAATGATCTGTTTACATCTAAGAAGATAAACGAGTCTACAAAGACTTTTCTGGATTCTGTTCAGGTGGTAGATGGAGCGGGTAGACAGGGTGACACCATAACGGCTAACAGCAGGTTTGTTGGTTTTGAGGTAGACCTGAAGCGATCCAACAACATAAAAGCGGTTATCAATTACATAGGGTTGCAGTTCACGGAGATACAAACGGATTTAACTATTTATTTGTTTCATTCATCGCAAAAGACAGCAGTTGGTACATGGACACTAACATCTGGTGCGGCTACTTCTTTTGATTGGTTATCTGCTACCAGTCCCACAACTGGCAGTAACGAGTTACATTATGTAAATTATAGTCAGAATATAGACTCAGGCGGGATGTATTATATAGGCTATTTTGAAGATGACATTACAGGATCGGCTATTCAAAAGGCTCTTGGGTGCAGCAATGGCAGTTATCCAAATGCGAACTACAAGTGGAGCAAATGGGCGAAGATACGACCTTTTGAAGTTGCTTCGGGCGACCTGGATGGAACGAATATATTTGATATTGAAAAAGTGGGGTATGGTTCAACTAACTACGGACTTAACTTCAGCTTCTCTGTTGAGTCAGATATCACTGAGATGCTTGTCAACCAGAAAGCGCTACTGGTTAATGCTCTTGGTTATCAGTTTGCAAGTGATATGCTCAAAGAGATGCTGTTCAATCCTAATTCACGTATCAACAAACACCAAGATACGGCTACTAAGAACGTCATACAGTATGAGTTTAACGCTCCTGATGACGGGGACACTATCGTTAACAAGCTCAAAGAGGCGAAGAAAGCTGTTGGATTTGATTTGAGCAGAATAAGCCAGGTATTACCGGATAATAACGGGCGTAGGAAACTTAAAACGGGGGCAATGTAATGGAGGGATTAATTGTATTATCAGTTCTTGTCATCGCTATTTTAGTAATGAAGATGATAAACAGAAACAGAGAGAATAAATTTTATAACAAATTGTTAGAGACAAAAAAAGAAGAAGAAAGTATGTCTTTTGAGTCTTGGCTTAAAGAGAGCTGTAAATGAAATAAAATTATAATGATTTATCATAATAAATATATAACAGAGTTGTTTGTAGATGGGGCGTGGTGGTCCGGTCCCAATATTGATGCTAAATCATTCAAAGAGGCTGAAGAGTATATAAATAAAAACGGCATGGGATATTTAAGGGTTTGTGGTAAACTGGGATTTAGTTTTGATACAAATGAATTAAATTAGGGATATAGCGTGAAACTTAAAACGGGGGTAATGTAATGAAAAGTTTAAATAAATGGGATATAATAAATTTCAGGTCAAAGGATGGTGCAAAATTACTTTTATTTTATTTATATGCACATTGTATGATTTTATTTATCAGATCAAGATTGAAAATTTATAAATGGGCTCACTTAACAGAAAATTAGCTAAGGTTCGCAAGTACAAGAACTTCCCGGTTATCTTAAACAGTATCATCAAAGATAACGAATTGGAGATACTTGCTATGAACCGTGATCAGATGTGGGAGGAGGGGATAGTAGACGTGAACAATCCACGTGCTATTTTGGACTATGCCCCTTCGACAGTTAAGCAAAAGAAAAGACGCGCACGTTATAAGCGAACTGATCATATTACACTCAAATGGACAGGTTCATTTCATGATAAGATGAAACTAAAGATAGAACCTGAACAGTTCATCATAACGTCAACAGATGATAAATGGAGCAAGTTTAGTTCAGGCACATGGGGACAGGGTCGGTTTGAGAATGCATTGGGGTTGACAAGTGAGAACAAAGAAGAGTTAAGACAATTAGTTAAATCGGACTTAATAATACAATTCAAAGATGCCATACAAAGTACCTAAAATTTCAATATTTTCTCAGTTGTTAGGAACGGAGAAACGTGTTCAAGAGCTTCAACAGAAGATAGATGAACTGGATTGGCTTGAGTATTCATTTGGACTTGCCAAACGTGTTACGATAGAAGATGAACAGGCTCCCGTTGTTTACACTGGTACGCGGTCAGATTCACTGGATGTACGTCCGTGGCCCGCTGATGTATTTAAAAGTTACGCATTTTGGGACCTGGTGGATAATGCTGAGTTCGACTATGCTGAGAATACAGGTAGACGTAAGTATCCGCAGATAATTCAAGTAGTAGCATTAATTGTTTGTTTAGATAATAAGCTCATATCACAGGGGCAGGATTACAACGTTACGCATTCGGTATGTCGCAATGAGTTGATAGAAAAAATTAACTTTGCTAACATATCCAAAGGGGCTGTCAAGATACTGAACATGATAGAGAATAAGCCGCTTGACGTGTTTGATGGGTATGATGTTGATGATAACCTAATGGAGCCGCGTTCAATGATACGCTTTGAGATTGAGTTAAACTATTTGCAAGATTGTACCGTATGATAGAGATAACATTTCAGAAAGGTTTAAGGCGAACCGTTCTAAAAATGTATGATGATATTGATCAGCTACCTATTGAGCGGTTCAACAAGGCTAATAAGTATTGGATGCTGCATGATAGTATAGGATCTTCTATCCAGGACTTTGATCTGAATCATTTCAATAAGCTGATCTTGCTGGCTGGTGATAAAGAAAAATGTAAAGCTGAGTTGCAGAACTTTCGTATCCTGGTTTACAACATACAGAACGATGTCAGCGTAGAACATCTCAGTTTCGCCTGCCTGGTTCATTCTATCAATGGAGTTGAGAATGATGATACATCAGAAGATGCACTTAACAGGATGCTGAAAGAGCTATCCGATAGAGGTCTAACACAGGATATTCTAAAAAAAAAGTTAATGAGATACGCGAAAAAGTCTACAGCGATTTAGAAGATTTCTTTCCTTCACAGTTCTCTAATCCATTATCACATAAACACTGGCGCGATCAGAAGCAAAAACTGATCTATCAGCTAAAGGGTATCATAGAAGATAAGGATTATTCAGAAGAGATAGACAAAATAGATTTAAGTACTGCGCGAACCATGAAGATAAAGAACTTCTACGGTAATAACAGTGATGAACTGAAATATGATAATGATTTTGAACAGAACTGTATAGTACTTGCGCCGTATATGAATGAGCCTATAAAGTCGCTTTCCACGAAACAATATTTCAATCTCCTTAAATTTGTGAGTGATAAGAATAAGCGCCAAAAGAAATAATTTATATTCATTCTTAATGATTAATGTTTTATATTTACTTATGTTTAATTAAAAATTAAGATTATGAAAGGTGAAAAATTAACAAAAGCTGAAGAATGGATGACCCGCGCCATTGATCAGGAAGAGAAAGGTAAAATGTCAATGATGCAGCGCTGCCTTGATATGGCCGTTGAAGTTGAAAAGGACGGTCTTGATGCTGGAGAATCATGGTAGCACTTTCGTAATCGGGTAGCCCCTTCAGAAATGGAGGGGTTTTTTTATGCTCAGGAAATAAGTTTCGTTTCAAATTTCTAAAGTGTTAATTTTGCTATAAATAGTTAAAGTTTATAGCAGATGGCAGACAACCCAATCAAACATAGCGATATAATTCAACCGGGAAATCCTTTTGATGAAATGATTAAAGGATTAAAGGATGCTATTAAGCTGTTTAAAAGTATGCGTAAGGAGGTGCAGGCCACTGCCCAAGAGCGCATTAAAACATTAGAAAAAACCAATACGTTAACTAAAGAGGGGCAGAAAGTTATAAAACAAGTTGCGGCTGAAACTAAAAAGTTATCTGAGAAAGATAAAGAGCTGTTGCGAATGGAAAAAGCCATCGAAAAAGAGAAGGCTAAATTATCATTAGCAAATAGCAAGCAAGCTCGCGAGTTAGCAGTGTTAAAAGAACAAACACGAAAAGCAACATCTGAGACACGAAATTACGCACGGGCACAGGATGGAGCAAAAAAATCAACTAACACATGGGCAAAGGCAACTGGATCTTTTGCTGCTAAGTTTAACACGCTTGGTAATGTTGCTGCGATGGCTTTGAGTCGAATCGTGCAGAACATTAAACGGGCGATAACACAATTTATATCTCTTGATAAGATAATAAAAAGCAATCAAGAATCATCAGATAGGTTTGATCGTGTTATGGGGCGTATGAAAGGATCATTTGAAGCTCTTAATCGCGCTATAGCCAAGGGAGACTTCACAAATATAGGCAAGATAATGAAGACGGCCGCAGACGCTGCGGAAGATTATGTACGTGCGCTTGATACGTTGGGTGATACACAAAACGCTATAAACATACAAACAGCTAAGACAAGATTAGAAGTTTTTAAGCTACAAGAGATATATAACAATACAAACAGGTCAAATGAAGAGCGTATGGATGCAGCTCTTAAGGCTGAAAAGATGCTTGTTGATTTGCAGGAAGATCAGGAACGTGTTGCTCGTATGAACTATGAAAACGAATATAAACGTATTAAAGATACATTCCAGTTAACAGATCAACAGCTTTCCGTTTATCAAAAGTTCATCGAGAATTACAATCTACTAACAGACGATCAAATAACAGCCCTTGAGGGATTAGAAACACAACAAGACAAGGTTGGTGAAGGTGGAGTTGATTTAACAAAATCAGTACGGACTTATGGTACTGCTGTAGATAATTCAGCAGCTAATATAAACGTTGTATCAGAAGAGACAAAGAAATACAACGCGATGGTTAAAGAGTTATCTCAAACGCTAGGTTTCGATGTAGAGCCTGTAATGAAAACTATCATAGGCACTAACGATGAAGCCAGAACTAAAGTAGTAGAAACAACTATTGCCTATTACGATCAAATAAGAGCAACTCAAAAACTATTAAATGCCAACGCTGCTATTCAGGGTAGTATTTTAAATAAGGTAGATGCTGATAATAAAAATATAGAATCTACAGAAAAAATGCTTGATCTGTTAAAGCAGATAAATGAAGAAAATGGCAGGTTACAAGAAGAGGATCAAGATGCCGTAATGCCTAACCTGCCGGAGAGAGATCAGAAGGGATCGCCAGAAGCAGATAGGTTATCCGCTCAACTTGAAGAGGAAAGGCAACAAAAGCTAAAAGAAGAAGAGGAAACAAAAAAGCGCGAAGCAGAAATAGTCGCACAGGCCGAAAAAGAAAAGCAAGCTAAGATACAAGCTACATTCGATCTTGCCAATCAATTAACAACTACTTTTTCAAGTATATTCGCAGCACAAAAAGAAAAAGAGCTATCCGCCGTTGGAGATAATGCCGAGAAACGCGCCGAGATAGAAAAGAAATATGCCAAACGTGAACAAGCACTTGCGATCAGTCAGGCGGTTATTGACGGTGCTTCCGCTGTCGTTAAAACTTGGAAAAACATGGGTGGCTTTCCGACAGCCCTACCGTTTGCAATAGCACAGACAGCTATCACGGCTGCGCAGATAGGTATAATTGCTTCTCAGAAGTTCGCTGAGGGTGAGGTTGATATTAACGGTCCTTCGCACTCAAGGGGTGGTATATCAGCAGAAATAGAGGGGGGCGAGTCTGTTATCAACAAACGTTCGACCGCTAAGTATAAGAACATTCTTCAGGCTATAAACGCTAACGACTCAGCATCTATAGCAGATGCAGCCATACAGAACGAGGCGTTTCATGATGTGTGGAACAGAACGCGGATGAGGGATGTTTCTGTAATGAATAACAGCGATCCATATATTAAAAAGATGTATGAGATACTAAATAACACTCCTGTTTATGTGCCGGATGGACCAAGAAAAGAGTATTACCCAGGATCGAATAGAACACGAATAATCAATGGCTAAACACTACTACATATCATTTAACTCAGTTGATTTCACGGAGATATTCCCTATTAACAATCCGGTTGCTACCAAGCGAAAGGAGCAGGGCACACAGATATGGCGCGAAGAGATAGACGAGATACGGCTACCCAAAACAACCAACTCAACCATTTACGCTACGTTACATTCTTATTTCATTGATAAGACTAAGTTTGATAATGAGATAGAGATAGAGATATATTCAGGTCTTATCACAACGGGCACATTATACTGGAAAGGGTTATTTTCTATATCAGATACGAATGATAACTTTCAAAATACAGTAGCCGTTCTCAACCCACTTCGCATCAATGATGATTATAGACCCATACTTGCTAAAGCTGAAATGCAATATGAATTAGATGTATTAACAACTATACTGGAAGAGAAACGCATTGGATACTCAGCTAAAGCGACAGTTGGCCCAACATGGACCAACGGATCAATAGGAACAGCATTTACCACGTTTACGGCTTCTGCTGGCACCATCACACAGGCTTCTGGAGGTGCCGGGGCTGGATATGAGGCGTATGTACCGATCAATGTGGCTGTATCGGCTGGCGATATTATACTTGTTCATGTCACTGCATTGACGACCAACACCACACCAACGTTTAATGTTATGCAGGGTGCTGGTGTGTCTATAACAACAGAAGGTGCAAAGGGTATTTACGTTGGAATAATGGGATTTACAATATCAGCAGGTTCTGCCTCGCCACGTCTTTGGCTAGAGTCTCCGCCGGGCGATACAACAAACACTACGTTTACCGTTCGCAGGATAGCGGCGGCGTATGACTTAATAGATGCGGGTGAGCTGTTAATGACCTTTCTGGATAACTATATTAATAGTTTGTTCTTTATGGGATTATCATATGATGTTGTAAGCACGTTTTTTAATAACGATGCACTACCAACGGGTGCGCCATCGACTATATCTACTTTTATAGGAGCTAATGCTAATGGCAACTATGTAACAGAAACGGCTACGAACGAGCTTAAATATACCATTATCGGATTGTTAATAGAGTGGTTTGCGGTGACCGATAAGCCGTCATTCAAACTATCACTGAACGACATCATGTCTCAACTTCGCGAGGTGTTCCAGGTGTATTGGTTCATAGATGCGGATGGTAAGTTTCGCGTTGAGCATGAAAAGTATTTCGTTAAGCAGGTGGATGATTCTACACCTATTGTTTTAGATACAGAAGATGAGATAGATTCACTCACTTTTAAATACAATAAATCAGGTATTGCTTCTACAGAGCAGTTTAGTTGGTCGCAATCGGCTAATCAGGATTTCGTAGGACGTAATATATTATACAATAACTTTGAGACTACAAATAATATCATTGAACATTCAGCCAATTACATAACAACAGATATTAAATATGTAGTAGAAAATATTGATGATGCTTCTAATTCTGGATTGGGGTTGTATCAGTGTAATATTGTGACCGGCATAGCTGGTGATGATCTATATGAGATAGCTATTGCAGCAGGTGCGCTAAGTTCAGCAGATGTATCAAACGCCGCTTTCTCATGGGCTAACCTGCATGAGAAGTATTGGAGCTGGTCACGTATGTCAGAGAATGCAACACTAAATGCAGTAGCCACAACACTTCTATCTTCTATAAGGTTCTTGGAGCAGGATAACGTGCATTTTTTTTATTCGACAGCTATTGATCCTTATACGATGATAACGACACAACTAACAGGAGGCGCACCGATAGAGATACAAAGAGATTTAGAAACAGACTTTGTCACATTAATATTAGGATACGATCCGTATAAATTATGAAAGTTCTTCCGTTCTATACTTCGACAGGTATGCGTGACGCAGAAAGCGTTAATTCGCAAGATGCTTTATTATGTCCCATGCAAAAGTTCTTACCGTTTCAGATACAGCGTGATCATATAGCAGACACATATATACAAGAGGCCAGCTTGGTGGACTGCGATGGAACGTCTTTTAATATATTTAATGCATTTTGGGGATCAGAGGATTTAATAACAGACTGGGAGAACGGACCTAATCCGATACTTAATTATAGTACGTTTAACGATGATGGTGCAGGCAACATTTTAACGGCCATCACCACTGATTCAAGCAATGACCTATGCTATACAGTAGATAACATATCTCTTGCAACGGGCGACTCTATTCTTGTATCTTATGATTTAACATTAAATTCAGGGACAGCTCCAAATATAAGACTTGGTGATGCTTTTGGTGTTAGTTATTCATCATCACAACAGATGGTCAGCGGAACCAATTATGCATATATGACTGCAACAGGTAATAACTCTGGGGTCGTCAAGGTGTTAATAGAAAACGAAGCTGGCAACAATACTGATTTCGCTTGTTCTATATCAGACTCAGGACGGCCTACTATAAACTTAAAAGAGTTTACAAGTTATGACTTTTTTACTTACAACGGTGAGCCATTAGGGTCGTACACCATAAATGGAATGGTAGATTATACAACCCTTCCTTATGGTGTGTATTATCTAAAGCTATCAGATGGTAATACAGATTGGTACTCCGAGTGGTTCTCTGTTCAGAATATACAATCAATTATATCATCAACATGGCAGTCTGATACATATGACACATTTACTGATTCTGGAATGAATGTGATAAGTGCTATATCTACAGGATCATACGCTTTTGCGCGTACTCCAAATTTTAAAATAAAAACTAACGAGAAATTTATATTTACTTATGATCTAACATTAAATTCTGGAGTTACTCCATATATTCGACTAGCAATAGGCGGTAATACCGCCAGTGTTAATTATAATTTATCACTTGGTTTAAATGAGGCTGAGTTGACGGCTACCAGATCAGGGACTAGCGCTTTTTTTGCGCTTTTGGTTTCCGCCGCCTCTAATTTCTCTCTTAGTTCCGTCTCGCTTAGAAGAAAATCAGGCGAATATGTCCACTTAGAGTTCACTAATGCGAAGGACTTTAATCATGGTGATGAATCTATCTATTATGCTGGAGGGTTCACTCAGCAGGCTTATCTGAGGGCTTATGAGAACCTGCCATCACATGAGACCATAGAGACGGGTAATGATAAGAATGGTAATTTCGAAGCTGAAAAGATAGTATCTAAATATACTCGCAGCTTGGTGAGCTATGTATCACGAGCGACTTATAATGCTATGCGACTGTTACCGCTTCATAGTAGTATAAAAATACTCACTGAGACGGGTGTTGAATACACGCCTGCTGTTGGGAATGTCAACGTGGGAATAGACTGGAACACATTTGACACTGGAAGCCTACGTATATCATGGGACGAGGCGGGTCATACATGGACTAATTCAATGGATAATATAATATAAGTTTTTAATTGAAATGAATATGAATTAATTTTGTAATATGGAATCTGGCGTTTTGCATACTAATTTAAAAATATAAAATTATGTCATCTTCTAATGAATTAGCTTACTGGAAATTGGCGATGGGCGGAGTAGACGGGGGTGTTACTATTGATGCCTCTGTTGCCACGGCTACTGCTACTGGCTTAGCGGCACAAATGATACGTGTTCGTTCTGCTGCTACGTTCTCTGTACTAACAGGGGTAAGTGTGTTAACAACGTCATCTATTAATTATCTTGGTACTAATGTGCCTACGGGTGTGGCTGTTCAGCCTGGATTAATATTTTCAGGTTATGGACGTAGATTCACAAGCATACAGATTACCGCCGGGCAGATTACGTACTATTCAAAAGGTGACGACTAAAATATAAAGATATGACACGGATCGTCTGCTGCCCAACACCTACCGGCATGGCTAGCGCGGTAACTACGCTTAACCCATGTGCTGAGGATGTAGGGCAGATACAGAAAATGATATTTTGGCGACGTGGTAACTCTATTCCATCTGTTGCCACTGCTATACTTGAAGCTACGTGGACCGCTTTAATGGTAGCTGACGATGATACAAAAGCCATTGTAAGCCCTCTGTTGGGCAATGTTGAACTACCACCTAGTGAGGCGCGTGAGTTTGGAGGAAGCAATGAAACGAGATACGGCAAGACTATCCGTAAAGGAGGACACGCGCCAACCGTTACAGCTTCGATGTACCAGGAAGATCAGGACGTGATAGCTGCCTTAAAAGCGTTAGCCTGTGAGTCGCTTGATGTACTCTTTATCAATGAATCCAATCAGCTTATCTATGATAATATAGGAGGTGTCGTTTATGGCTTTCCTATTGTTGATAAGTCTTTTAACATTTCAGATAAGGGACTCGGCGGTCAAGATGATGCTGATGTAAATATAATGACGTTTAACTTAAAACCTAATTGGTCATGAGCTTAGAAATTAGTGCAGAAACAAGTTTTGCTTTGGATTTGACAAATGCCATACAATACGGCCCAGAGCTTCATACAGATGCTAACGCAGCAAGCGATCCAAACGGTAACGAGGCTGATGCTACTACGGGATGGACACCAACATCATTAACTGGAACTGGGAGCAATGTTTTTGAATCTCAAAGTTCTGTTGTTAATACAGGGACTTATGCGCTTTATGCTGATTGTAATGACACTCCAACGGGGGGCGCAAGGTTTAGTAAAACGTTTACTGTAGAAAACGGATCAAATTATAAAGTGACATTCAAATGGAGACATGTAGGTGTGGGCGCAAATTGGAACGTTGCAATAAATAGCATTGGCGTTTTAGCAATAACAAATACACAAACAATATTTGAATCATTTTCACATGAATTTACGGCAACTTCAACATCAGCAACCGTTCAATTTGGGGAGAGTAATCCAAGTAATGATGGTGGTATTTATGTTGATAATTTATCATTCAGAAAAATATTATAGTGGGATACTCTGTTACAGAATCAAATTTATCTTATCAAGTTTCTGATAGTTCGGAATCTTATCAAGTTTCTGAATATGATTCGGCTCTAAATGATTTCTCTTCGTTAATGTCATTTTGGAGCGATACTTTTGATTTTACTAATAATGTACTTACCGATAAATCGGGTAATAATAATGATGTTCCATTGGTAGCCAGCAATTGCGTGAATTTTATTAACGATGTTACTATAACATTAAGTATTCCGCAAGTTGGATCGTCTATTTCTGAGCTTAACGAATCTTCAGGAGATACAACGGGTATAAGCGTTAATGGTGCCGGGCATATAGCGATAGACCAAAGTGAACTGACTAATGTAAAAATATGGCAATTTAAATTAGACACGGGGGATGAATTTTTCTTAACTGGTGGCATAAATAATTATGTATTCTGTGATTCATCTCTTTATGGTACTTTAGGCGGTACGGAAGATACAGATTGGGAATGGGAAACGACAAATAGTTATTTCAGAAATCTTCAGTATGGATATTCGCTAAATGTACCATTATTTAATTTGGTTCCCGTTTCGGTTTTGAATTGGCCTTCTTACTGGTTTAATGGTCAATTTGCAAGAACAGATGCAGATACTATAACTTATACTGGTATAAATGGCGCGGGAAGTAATTCATATTTTGAATACCAAAGTATTTTGAGGGTTGGGCAAACTTATGAAATAAAATTAACCGTATCGGAATCAACTGAAAATTTTGAATATAACAGCTTACAATTAATTTATACAAATACATCCGCAAAAATTTATGATAATGATGGCGCTGAGTTGTATAAGAATGGCGAACATATTATCACAATAACTTGTAACAATCTTACCAGAATAACTTTTAGGATGAGTGATTCGGGTAAAGATTATTCTGGGAGGTCTCTAAAATGTTATGTTAATTATTGCAAAGAGATAGATTCATCCCTATTGATTCCGGCTTATGATACATCTTATGATACGGCGGGTAACGCCTTAACAGTTGCCGGTTCTACTTCAAGACATAATGGTTGTGAAGTGCAATTGGATTTCTCCGGGATAACCGGCGTAACAGATGCTAACGGAGATTCCTATGCTCCACCCTCTGATTATACGTTCAGCGATTCATTGACGAATCCAATGTTTAAAAGGATTGCTTATGATAACGATCTAAATGAAATAGAAAGTGATTATATAATATTTACTGAATTTTTGAATGGTACTAATTTAAGTGAAGTTTTGACCTTACTAAAAGAAAAAAACATGCTAATAAGGCGGTTTTCTTCTAAGGAATCTAATGATATTTTTGTTATTCAAAAGTATGATGCAAATTATGATTTAGTTACAATATTTAGCAAGGTGGGATACAATTCATTATATTCTATTGCACAGTTTAATTTAGTTACTAATACAAAACAATTACCAGTAAGTATAGATTATGATGATGTTTACCCCATTAATCATTATTCTGACCGAATTGGACCTTATTATTTAAGCGGAATAGGTTGGATTGGTGGGGGGCATCAATCACCGAATACTAATACACCGGATGCAAATTGGGAGGAAATAATGTCAGCAGATGATACGGAAGAAACCGTAACCGTTGCGGATAGCTCTTTCTTCCCGGATCCGCCAGATGGTAAAGTAAGGCTTTGCACTCAAAAATATTGGACTGGGAGCGCATACGCTTCTGCGGCACATAATAAATATACAAAATCAGGCAATGTTTTTGTGCTTACGAATCTAAATGATGATTATGGGATTGATTTGAGTAACGTGGTTAGCACCGTAGGTGATCCTAATCCGCCATATCAAACGTACCAATATCAGACGGCGCACGAGGAAAGCAAAACCATTAACCCAGATGTTGCAACGTGGACAGCATGTAATTCAGTAACTGTTAAGGTGTCAAATAATATAGAAGATTATACCCAAACAAATAAAGATACACTCGTGGGGGTTACGATAATTGATGAAACTGTTAATTATAAAATAACTCAGGAAGCCCCCAATGTGTCTATAAATTATTCAGGAGCGTTCTTAGGTAATGGAACGATTACTTTATATTATGGATTACAGGGTATTGACATGGCAGTCGACGGGGCAGATGGCAGAATATATTTTGCACATGGCCAGGATGATTCAATGCAAACAGATGCAGATCTCAATAGTGGGACGCGATCATCTTATCCATGTGAAAAAGTTGTAAAGATATATGATGTTACAGACAATGATTCTGCCCACGGAGTAACATTTATGGATTTAAGTTACGGCACACCGGCAGCAGAGGAGGCAACTAATCCTTACTGGAGTACAACAGGTGGAAAGGTATATTTTAGAAACATTGACGGAGGCGTGGTTAAGATAAGCGGCGATATGGTAACATGGAGGGGGGGCATGGGAATATTGAAGAACTACGCATCTACTCAATATGTTATCGCTTATTATTCTTATGAAAACGGCGCTCTTTATTTTATTGTAGATTTCACAGACAGCTTAACATTTGGAAGCATAAATGAAGTTTTTGAAGAGGTTTCCGGGCGGGTATGTGAGGTTGTTTATAAAGATGGTGGAATTTCGATTGCTGACAGTCCAGGAGACTCCTTTACCATACCTAATACAGGATTGGATTTAACAGCTACGGCTTCAGGAAATATAAAATTTAAAATAACATAAATGACACGTTCACCAGCAAACCAAGACATATACTACTATAACAATGATAGTAGAACGAAAAGATAGTTAATTATGGAAATAGACATAACAAAACAAGCTGATTTCAACGTCAAATACAAGAACAACTCTGAATTTGATTTGAGTGTCAATGTGACCAAAAGCGGAGTAGCTTATGATATGTCTGGCAAAACGATCAGAGCTATGGTTAAAGCTAACCGTAATTATCAGTCTTATCTTTATCTTATGTCGTCCGGCTCAGAGATAACTATTTCAACAGCTAACCTGACATTCTCAAAAGTGATGAACATAAAACAGGATACCGTTTACATAGATATATATAACGAAACTGATCAGGATTATATCGGAGGGGGACTGATCAAGGTGAAAAGAAACATAACCACATGAGAGGACTATTAAACATAGCTAAATATTTATCAGCTATTGGAGTGATAGCAACAGCCGCTCTATGGTTAGACGCTCGCTTCGATAACCAAGCAGACAGCAACGAGGCGATGATAGACAGCTTAGAGATAGTCAAGCGTGATATATCATATAACAGCATTCACTTATCACAGATAGACGCTGACATACAGGGTATACAGGATACGTTAGATGATTTTGAAAACGAACACAAAAAACAGGGAGAGCAGATAAATACAATAGTATGGGGAATAAAGAATCAGGATCATTTCACTCCTGAAGATTTTGAGGGTATCATAGATGAGATGTTAAAAAAAAACAATATGTGGACTCCCTACGTCTACGAATGAAGAACCACGTGGGCGAGGTTGAATTTATACCAATAGAATAATGGAAAAGCGCACTCACTTAGATCCGAAGAACTGCCCCGGAGTATCTTACTTTAATAAGAAAGAAGAGAATGAAGATGACCGTTTAAAACGGGTGCTGGGTGAGGTGCTGGGTGATGTGCCTAAGTATATGCTTATCGCTGGTGAGAATCGTATCTGGTTATGGCTTATATCTCTATTATTGATCAGTGATACTGGTGTTCTTATATGGGGTATTTCATTAATTGTAAAAATGGTGCCATGACTATCAATGAGCGATTTGATAAATTTGTAGAAATCATTCTAAACCATGAAGGTGGACTAGTCAATGATCCTGATGACTATGGCGGGTTGACCAAATACGGTATCACACAAAGACGCTATCCTGATCTGGATATTAAATATCTGACCAAAGAGAAAGCCAAATCTATTTATTACAGCGATTTCTTTTTACAGCTTAATCTTCATTATATACGTAATGATGAACTGGCACTACACCTGTTTGACATGGGTGTCAATGCGGGACGCAAAAACGCCGTCAAGCTCTTGCAGAAGCTACTCAAAGAATGCAAGGTAGATGGTTCTATCGGGCCTGTCACCGGCATGGCTACGAACGCAGCTGAGGTAACTACTAATATGGTTGAGGCGTATAAGGCTAAACGCATAGAGTACTACTATAAAGTTTCATTAAGGGGCAACAATAGCAAGTTTTTAAAAGGGTGGGTTAATAGGGTTAACAATACGTAATCAAGAAACGTAATGAGATACTTTGCTATATTATATTTTATTGTCTGCATGATCGCAGGTGCTGCTTCAGACTCGTTAGCGCACATGAACTATACTGAGTTGGCTGTATGGTTAGACCTATTAGAGAAGCTAATGCTAATATCCGGTGCTGTTATTTTCAAAATAGATTATCGTAAGATAGTGCCATATATTTTAGTAGCATTAATGATGTACGTCGTCGGGTTTGATTATATCTATAATTGGATTCATGAACTGCCGTGGGATTATCACGGATCAGTCAAGGCGTGGGATTTGTTTCTTGCTAAGATACCTACGCATGGACTTGTATTTATCAGGGTTATTCTATTGACTTTCGGAGTAAGTTTATCAATACGATACTTATGAAAAAGATTTGGATATATATATCTATGGCTGCAATAGGCATAGCAATAGGCATTCTTATAGGCGCTAAGTTCATCGTAAAAGAGACGGCTAAAGTGGAGTACACTATAAAGAAGATCAAGAACAAAAAGATACAGGGCAACGTACAGATTACAACGTCAGATCCAGAGGCTCTCATAAAGCAGATCGAAGCGTTACAGAAGAAACTTTTAGAGTTGAAAAATAAATGAATGTAGATCCTAATAAGGACAGTTGGCTATCAAAAAATGTTCGTCCTATTGTAATGCTTATAGCGTTCTCTACAATATCTATTGTTATTATATTTAATATTGAAGTACTCGAATGGCTGCTTAAATCATATGTTGGTTGGACTGGTGTAATGGTCACGTTTTACTTTGGGATTCGTGAGGTAATAAAATACGTTGCCAGAAAGAAGTAATTTATATTCATTCTTAAATATATTTTTTGTAATTTTATAACTCATAATTATGAATTAGTTATAACTAAAAATTTACACAATGGAAGAAGAATTTGGAATTGACGTATTAAAAGACATCTGCCTGACATTATCACAGGTAGCTATCAAATTGGAGGAGGCAACTGATCCCGATTCAGCTAAGGGCGAAAAGATCGCATTGACTGAGGGTGTTGCTTTGCTTGTTTTTCTTGTGCCAAAAGCTATCTCTTATGCCGGACAGGTTGGGCAGATCAAAGATGAGTTTCTGGACCTTGACACGGATGAGCTTGGTGAGCTGAAGGATTATATTGCCGAGAAGCTGGACCTTGAAAATGACAAAATAGAAGCACTCGTAGAGGCTGGTCTCGACTGGCTCGATGCTACGTATGATCTTATCCAGGCCGTCAGGGATTTGAAATAACCGGTCGCTCTGATCAGAGTTGTTGCCCCGTTCTTAATTGAGCGGGGTTTTTTTATTTGTAATCTCTATAAATAAGCGTTATGAGTGAAAATAATCACAAATAATAGTATTAATTATATTATAAGTATTATATTTACATAAAGAATTAAACTATGAAACTTAATACGACAATTCACATTCCCGAAGAAATGAAGAGGGATTTAAAATCAATGGCGGCTAAAGATGGATTAACCATGAATGGTGCTATTATATATGCAATAGCTGCTTATTTATCAAATAAAAAAACACAACAGCCATGAACCACATGACTTATTTCTACCAGCCCGATGCACCCTGGTTTGATAATGAAAAGCCAGTTATAACCTGTTCAAACTGTCACGAGCCGTTAACTGAGGGTGAACTTGATGATCCTATTAAGATACGCGGGGTGTTTTACTGCGACTATTGTTGCTCAGAGATAACACGTTTAGGCTTCAGGTGCCGCAAGGTTAATGAGATGACCAAAGAGTTGGTAGCTGAAGTTGATAAGCGTAATTATCAGATAGCATGGGAGCAGATGTGTGATAAATTTGGACGAGTTAAACACATATAGAAACCATGAAAACGAAAATCACCTACAAAGACATCATGTCATTCAATCCATGCTACGATCCTAAAGAGCTTTGTAAAATCGACACAAAGAAATCTCTAACCATACCGGAGTTTATCACCCAGTATCGAGATAAGGTGAAAAACAAAGAGGATATTATCTGGGTTGTCTGTCGAAATGAATATATGACTGATAAGGATTTGAGATTGTTCGCTGTCTGGTGTGCGCGTGAAGCATTAAAGTTAGTTGATGCTGACCCTCGAAGTATTGAGGCTTGCGATGTAGCCGAGAGGTTCGCTAATGGTGAAGCTACCAAAGAAGAACTTATTGCTGCCGGGGATGCTGCCGGGGCTGCTGGGGATGCTGCTTGGGCTACTGCTAGGGCTGCTAGGGATGCTGCTAGGGGTGCCGCTAGGGGTGCTGGGGATGCTCAGATAGACCAACTACTAACTTATTTTAAATAGAAACCGTGAAATATAAACTACCAAAACCAGAAGATTATCCTGAGATTAAGGATTACGCATTTAAACTATCTAAGGCATATGTAACCTTATACGGAGACACTATAATGATGCTAATCAATATCAGATTAGGATTAGATGCTCTCAGCACAGGTGATGAATTTGATCGTGAGTGGGCGATTAAGAATATGCAGAAACTTATTGATAAATACGAAATTTAATAACCATGAAATACTCAGGCAATTTATACGGCAGAGTTGGGAGCAAAACATTCGACACTGGGCGAACCTCAAAGGATTGGGATGATTTACTTAATTCTCTACAGGACTTGGTAACCTATCTTAAACCAACTAAAGAGTTAATGAACGATGAGTTCAGGGCTATACTAATCAAAGCAGAGTCGGCTATCAAGAAAGCAACCGAGTAATTTATAATCAATCTTAACTTATTAATTTATATATTTAAAATAAAAACCATGAAGACTTATACGATATTATATTGGACTAGGAATCTTAGGAGACAAGAATATATTGATGCGGAAAATCTCGAACTAGCGCTTATATCTTTTATTGAAAAGTATGACGAACATGATATTATAAGAGTAACGGAGGAGGAAGACGACTAGAAATGAAACTTTAATTTAATAATAAAAACCATGAAAACAACAGAAGACACCACAGAATACATCTGTCCATATTGTGACTATGAGATGCTAGACGGTGAAGAAGATGATTGTGGCGATTGCGGATGTCCGTCATGTAGACATATAATCGACTGGGAAGATTTTAATTGATAGACCAATATTGGTGAACTAAATATAATACGATGAAAATTAAAAGAACAGCGACAAGAGAACCGGTACCGGCTGGCGTATTTCCGGCAAGGTGTTATAAGATTATGCACTTTGGGACTGTACCTGATACGTACATGGGAGAACAAAAAATGATTAACAAGCTACGCATTGACTGGGAACTACCAACAGAGACAAAGGTGTTTGACCCGGATAAAGGAGAGCAACCTCTATCCATCTCTAAGGACTACACAGCTTCCTTTAATGAGAAGAGCAACTTGTATAAAGACCTTGCATCTTGGTTGGGTGACCTGAGTAAATATGATGAATTTGAGCTGAACCAGATTCTTGGACGTGATTGTATGTTGAATATACAGCATAAGATATCTGGTTCAGGTAACGTATATGCTTATATTGCCGCTATCATGCCAATGCCTAAAAACATGGAATGTCCACCGGCTGTTAATCCTCAGTTCATATGGGATTATGAGAATCATTTCGATCTCGGTATTCTTGAAAATATGCATGAATATTTTCGTGATATCATCAAATCATCTTTTGAGTATAAAGAAAAGATGAATCCTGTTGATCTACCAGAGGCCCCCATGCCCGAAGCAGATGACGAACCCCCTGTATTGGATGGTTTTGATTTATGATAATCAAGAAAGACGATACTAACGACGACCGGGTGATCTACCTTAAGATGCTGTTTGAGATAGGCCGATTTGATGACTATACAAGAGATGTGTTTTTGTCAGATATTGATAATGTTGGAATAGATAAGGTCATTGAAAACGTTAAACTCAACCTACCTGATGGTTTCACATCCGGTCGTTATAGTCAAACAGATATACAATATAGGTTAGATTTAAAAGGATGTTAATCATACCTGGAATATTAGAGAGTTATCGCAGCCTGAAGGACAGGACTCTAAAGTTAGTATTTGAAACTAACGAGCCAAATCCCGATCAGATGGCAGATATACAAAAATCTATCATGAATGCCGGTTTTTTGGCTTTCAATGTAGATCCATTTTCAAGCTCACAGGAGAAGTTTTTAACTGAGATGGAGGTGGACTATGACGACCCTAAAAAGACTCCATCTAAACGGCTCAGGGGTGTTCTGTATCGTAATTACGAGCAGGACAACAAGGGGTATAAAACGTTTGAGGATTATTATCGCTCACAGATGGAGGTATTAATTGTTCATTTTAAAGGTAAACTTGAGTAATCATAAATAAAACTTTGTAGTTATTAGCAAGAAATGATGAAAACATATTAATGATAAAGAGATGGATAAATTATTTTATATACTATATGCGTTTGCGTTAATTGGTGAATTAACCCATTTCGCTTACCCAAAGGATAGACTAATTCAAGTTGCAAAACTTAAAAAACAAACAAAAGATAAAAATGTTGATGAGTGGCCTAAAGATATTCGCGGTACTATTGCACAATCATTAATATATATGCTACTTACACTTATTGGGCTATTCACATTTCAATGGTATGCTTTCGTTGTAATTTTATTATTTTCGGCCATACCTAAACGTACGTGGTGGTGGATTAGAATAGACGCTTTAATTTCCGCTTTGATAATATTATTTATTGTAATAAATAAATTTCATTTCCATTATACCCCATTTTAATTGAACACTATGTATGATACATTATATTAAATTTCTACAAAACATATTAATGATTAAATTAAATTTTGTATATTGTAATAATTGTTTTCATAGATGGTTAGTTTTATGGTTGGTTTAAGCATCCTGGTCGCCCGATCGGGATGCTTTTTTCATGTAATTCAATAATTTTTAGTAAATTGTAACCAAAAATAATAGATATGGAATGCAAGAGATGTAAATCAGAGAATATTTATAAGAACGGGAAGGCTAAAAAATCAGGTAAACAGAAATATTGTTGTAAAGATTGCGGATATAACTTTGAAGAGGGAATGCCTAGTAAATCTAATTTTGGTATGTCGCTCGATGAGTTTCGCGATAAGCACGATGTTGAGTTTATCATAACAAAAACGCTCATTAAATTGGATAAAAATATGGTTTACGAAAAATCAGATATTGTTAAGATGTCGGGATTACCTTATGGTGCCCAAGGATTAACAAACATATTAGAATCTAAGAAAGAATATTATGGTAAAATATCAGGTAAGGTTTATTATTCGCATCCTGATACTATTAAGATGTTAAAAGAACAAGCTAAACTTAACTGATATGGCACAAAATATTAATGAGTTTTTAAGCGATCAGTCCGAACAGGTAACACAGCTCAAAGCACAGCTACTAGAAAAGGACAGGATTCTTGATAGTTACAAAAAGAATCACGGTAACCTTGAGATATTTTTCAATTCTCTTTTATCATCTGTTGCTGAAATTAAGCCAGAGAGGATTATTTATAAATCAGATCCCAGTAAGGGTAAAGCGACCGTTGAGGCGGTGATGCAGATAACCGATGCACATATGGGGGCTGTTCAGGAAGCTAACGAGATAGAGGGGTTTAATGAATATAATCCCGATATATGCAGAAGCAGGCAGTTAGATTTTGTGGGTAGGTTCTGTAAATATATTGATAGGCAGCGATTGAGCCAGAACATAAATACGGTATATGTTTTAGATACTGGCGATAACATATCTGGTGACATACATCAGGAATTACAGATCACAAACGCTTTTCCCGTCACCGTTCAGATAGTGGAGGCTGCCAAGGTCAAGGCAGAACAACTATCTGTTCTTTGTCAGAACTTTGAACGTGTGGTGGTGTATTTTATCGGTGCTGATAATCATGGCAGGTTGACGCGCAAGCCACAAGCCAAGCAAGAAGGATATAATTCGCTTAATTATCTGGTTGGTATATTAACACAGGCTTATACTAAAAAGTTTCCTAATCTTGAGTTTAACATCTATCCTATGCACGAAAAGGTTGTCACGTGCTTAAATCGCAACTACTTGATTGCGCATGGTCACGGTATCCGTGCGTGGATGGGTATCCCGTGGTACAGCGTAGAGAGACGTTCATCTAAAGAGGCTCAAGCGCGAATGCAGCTTATAATGGATCAAAAGATGAAAATGGCTGAAATAGGATTTCATAAGATGATAGCAGGACATTTTCATACAGATATAGATACAGACCTGTATTCGTTTGGCCCCAGTGTTCAGGGTACAGATGCCTATGACCATCAGTCTGGCAGATACTCAAAGCCCGGACAGGTTGGTTGGCTTATTCATGAGAAATATGGCGAATTTGGAAGGATAGATTTTAAGCTATGAGTCACGCGCACTCAAAAACATTCTATTGTAAAGTATGCAACTGGTCGGGTATGTTTCCAGAGTATCGCAACACTGAGAAGAAAGATGGTGTAGTAACTGTATTAGCATCTATTCCTATATGCCCGGATTGTAATAATGATATTCCGTTAAAAAATATTCAATAAATTTGTTTGTTTAAATAAAATTAAATACATTTGTATATGGATTTTAATAAAGAGATCAAAGATAAAGGACTCAAAAAGTCTTGGGTAGCTAAACAGATCGGAATTAGTAATGTGCTTTTCAGTTACTATTTAACAGGCACTAGATCCATGCCTGAACACATAGAGAAAAGATTAAAAGATTTTTTCGCGTAATATATTTTTTGACTGCATTATTAAATATTTTTAAACATGACTGAATACTTTTCACATGATTATAACGCCAGAGAAGATGAAAAAATATTGGATCTGATGGGTGAAATGGGATGGGCTGGATATGGATTGTTCTGGGGATTAGTCGAACTTCTTTACAAAAATAACGGTAAGATGCGAACGCAATACGAGCGCATTGCGTTCGCATTAAACTCGCATCCAGATTCAGTTAAAAATATAATTGAAAACTTTGAATTATTTATTGTAAAAAATGGATTCTTTTCAAGCAAGAGCGTAAATATAAGATTAAAAAAACGTTCTGAAAAAAGCGATAAGGCGCGAGCAAACGCATATAAACGTTGGGATAAAGAAGATGCAAACGCAATGCGTCCGCAATGCGACCGTAATGCTAAAAAGGAAAGTAAAGTAAAGGAAAGTAAAGTAAAAGAAAATATATATAGATCATTTGTACATTTGTCAATAACTAATGATGAAGTTGAAAAGTTAAAGGTTCCTGGATATACGATGCAACAAATTGATTCTATATTAGATTCGATTGAAAATTATAAGGATAATAAAAAATATACTTCATTATATTTAACAGCTAAAAAATGGTTAGTTAAAGAACCTATAACATCAAATAAAAAATGGTAGAAGGCAAAATACCACCGCAGGCTATTGATATAGAAAAAGCGTTTCTTGGTTCGCTGTTATTAGAGGGGGACAAGGTCGAAGAAGTTAAAACCATTCTGCCTGCTGAGGCTTTTTATAACAACAGTCATAGGTTGATTTATGAAAGCATGGTGGATATAAATAAAACAGGCGGTAATGTAGACATGCTAACCGTCATAAATAACCTTGGGGATAAATTACCTTCTGTTGGTGGTGCAGCATATATAGCAGATTTAACTTCACGTGTTGGGTCTGCTATGCACATTAAATATCATCTATCTATTATTTATGATAAATGGGTATCGCGTGAATGTATCAAACTTGGCTCTCAGTTAGTAGATGATGCTTATGATGCAGATGATATTCTTGATACGCTGCAAGATGTTCGCAATGCTATGGACGCGCGTATTCTTTCATATCTTGGCATTAATTCAACGGGTATTTCTGTTATTGACGCTGCAAACAAAAGTCTTGATGATTATTATAAGCGTGAACAGGCGCGTAAAGACGGCAAGTTTTCAGGTATCCCGTCAACATTTAAAAAGCTAAATTTAAAAACTGGTGGATTTAATAAAGAGCAGCTTATCATATTAGCTGGCCGTCCTGGCATGGGTAAAACCTCACTGGCAATATCATTTATGATAACAGCAGCATCTTATAAGTTTAAATGTGCTTTCTTTTCACTTGAGATGACGTCAGAACGATTGATGGACAAAGTTATTTGTTCGCTAGCTAACATCAACCATTCGGATTATAAGCGCGGTAATCTATTGGATGATCAGAAGAAAAAGGCTGATCAATGTCTGGACATCATAAATAAATGGGATGTCACATTTAATGATACCATGTTAACCAGCATAGAGCAGATACATGCTAATTGCAGAACAATAAAAGACAGACATGGATTAGATATTGTATTTATTGATTATCTTCAGTTGATGCGAACAAATGAAAAAACAGGTAACAGGGAACAGGAGATTTCTACAATGTCGCGCAAGGCAAAAATGATGGCTGTCGATTTACAGGTGCCGGTCATATTAATGAGTCAATTAAACAGAGGAGTTGAAAGTCGCTCTGATAAGCGACCCGGATTAGCTGATTTACGCGAGTCCGGAGCTATTGAGCAGGACGCAGATATAGTTCTTTTTATTTACCGTGATGTAGTATATAATGCAGCAACACCATCACCTGAGATATGTGAGATGATAGTGGGTAAACATCGCGAGGGAGAAACCGGGACTTTTGAGTTTATCAGTAATGAGTCGCTGACCAGGTTCACAGATGATAAGGAGGTGCCTGACATTGATATGTATTCACCAGAGAGCAAACCGTTTTGAAACTACCTATGCACATAGAAGCGCAGTCGACGTATTACGTAAAACGTATAATGCAAAATATGAAAAAAGAAGAGAATAGAAATGATATTATAAAAATTGATATACCCAGAATAAAACATTTGCTATGAAAGAACTAATTAAAAGACATTATGATGCTATTGTTAGGCGCGGACTGATAAACCCAGATACATCACTGGATGAGTTTCGTGAGAAGCTACGAGAGGAGATTGAAGAGATGTGGCTGGATGATAAATATGAAGATGTGGTTGACGGCAACATGGCTCAGGAGGCTATGGATGTGGTCGGTGTTATATTCAATATGCTTATCCATTGCGGATTCGATATTGAGGCTGAGTTCAAATACAATGTTGAACACCAGGAGGCCCGTATTTAAATTGATTCTTAATATGTTAAGTTATATATTGCAGTATGGAATACACTGATTTTTTAGAAACCAAAAAGCATACTTCAAGTGATTTTGGTATATCTGCAAAATGGATGCCAAAAAATATGTTTGATTTTCAAAAATATGTAACTGAGTATGCATCAAAAAAAGGGAGGGCGGCTATTTTTCTGGATACCGGATTAGGAAAAACAATAATAGAATTAACGTTAGCTGTTAATTATATTAGAGAAACAAATAAACCCGTTTTGATAATAACACCTTTAGCGGTTGCATTTCAATTTATTCGAGAAGCTGAAAAATTTGGGATTGGAGATATAATGTATTCAAAGGACGGTAAATACACTACTAAAATAGTTATATGTAATTACGAGCGATTAGATAAGTTTAACTATAATGATTTTGATTGCGTCATATTGGATGAATCATCCATACTAAAAAACTTTCAAGGAGCAATAAAAAATCAGGTTACAACATTCCTGAAAAAAGTAAAGTATCGTTATCTTTTCACAGCTACTCCATCCCCAAATGATTTTATAGAATTAGGAACAAGTTCTGAGGCTTTAGGGTACATGGGGTATACTGATATGCTTACCAAATTCTTTACCAATAATGAAGATACAATAAGCCCTCAGAATATAGGTACACAATGGATATTAAAAGGACATGCCAAACATGATTTTTTCAAATGGGTTTCTTCTTGGTCAATATCAATGCGTAAACCTTCAGATTTAGGTTTTTCTGATGATTTGCATAAGTTACCCAGACTGATACAGAAATATCATCCCGTAAAAAATGAAAAGAACATGGTTATAGAAGGTCAGATTATGTTATTTAACGCCATAGCCAGGAGACTTACAGAAGTTAGGGAAGAACAAAGATTGACTATTGATAAAAGATGTGAAAAAGCTGTTGAACTAACAGAAGGACACGATACATCTGTTTATTGGTGTAATCTCAATAAGGAGGGGGAACTATTAAAACAATTAGACCCTCAATCCTATGAAATAAGAGGTAGTATGGACCTGGACAAAAAAGAAGAATTACTTTTAGCATTCAGTCGTGGTGAAATTAAACGATTAATAACAAAGCCAAAAATTACAGCTTTTGGATTGAATTGGCAGCACTGCAATCATACTGTATTTTTCCCAACGTTTTCTTACGAACAATATTACCAGGCTATCCGTAGATTTTGGAGGTTTGGACAAACGAAAGAAGTAATTGTCGATCTTGTTTATTCAGATGGTCAGAAAAGGGTATTGGATGGATTGCTCGCAAAAACAGAAAAGGCCAATGAGTTATTTGATCGATTGAATAGTAATCTTAATTCTAAGTTTGAATATAAAGTAAATGGATTTGATAAAGAAATAACCTTACCTAAATTTCTATGATAAAAGAACAAAAAGTAACAGATGAATACGCTATCTATTTAAGCGATTGCATGTATGTTCTGCCAACCATGGCAGATGGATCAATTGATCTTAGCGTATATAGTCCGCCATTTGCAGGGCTGTATAATTATTCAAGTTCTGAAAATGATTTCTCAAACTGTGAAACGAGGGAACAATTTTTAGATCAATATGAATATCTAATAAAAGAAATTGCAAGGCTTACTAAACCAGGAAGGATCACGGCCGTTCATTGTACGGATATTCATAACAAAGATGGTTCTATGTGGGATTTCCCCAATGAGGTAATAAAGCTACATGAAAAGTATGGATTCAAATATCGTAACCGAATTACCATATGGAAAGAACCGCTAAAAGTAAGGATGAGAACTATGGTACGTTCATTAATGCACAAGTTAATAGTAGAAGATTCGACTGAATGCTTCACCGCAATGCCTGACTATATTTTGATATTCAAAAAGAACGGTGAAAATCTTGTGCCCGTAACTCATGAATTTGGGTTAAAATATTATGCGGGTGCAACCCCAGTTCTTCCTGATATGGTTGAAAAATATGGAAGCATTGAAGACTTGCGTATAAAATATGCAGGATGGAAGGACCCTAAAACAAACAAATTAAGCCATATAATATGGCAGCGTTATGCCTCTTCGGTGTGGGATGATATACGAATAGATAATGTTTTACAGTATAAAGAGAGCAAAGACGAAGATGATGAAAAGCATGTCCACCCACTTCAATTAGATGTAATAGATAGAATAGTTGAGCTTTATTCAAATCCTAATGAGGTTATATTAACTCCATTTATGGGAGTTGGATCAGAAGTTTATTCCCCTGTTAGCTACGGACGTAAAGCAATAGGAATAGAATTAAAAGAAAGCTATTATAAACAAGCTATTAAAAATTTAATGGATGTAAGAAATAGATTTGCAGATTCACAGCAAAAAATATTCTAATGCAACCACACACTAAAATATACATGAAATACTTCGGCTATGGGATAGATGAAATAGAAAATTTAATGGGGTTATGTAGAAAGGATCATGAACGCGCTCACAATGATCCTGAATATAATGAGCAGTTAAAGCAGATACATTTAAGATTCATAAAAGACTTTAAGCCATGAAACATCTATTCAGAATAGTCTCAAGTATTATCGTTGCTGCTTTAGCTGTATTCGCACTGTCGCGTACTTACTCTTGGTTTTGGATACTCGCTGAGTGTATCGGGTGGTTAGTGTTATGTTATCTCATCATAGCGATAGATGAGGCTAAGGAGATGGATGATGAAGAAATGGAGATGTAATTTAGTTTCATTCTTAATAAAATTAAACCTATATTTAACAAATGATAAAAATAAGAAGCATACGAATATTAGATAGCAGCTTCAAAGCACTTGTTATAAAATATCCAGATGACTTACGATTTACAAGTTCTGATCTTGTTGAGAAGTTTATAAATAACGAGCGTGAGAAATGGACAAACGTTTTTGAGCAGGACGTGACTATTGATATTGACTACATGGAGATTCCTCAAAGTGTCAACGTGCTATCAATATGTACTCACACTGCCGAAGAGATGGGTATAACACTAAAAGCTATCTTTGGTAAGACAAAGCAGACAGATGTAGTACGCGCTAAGATGTATGCAGTGAATATCATGTTAGACTCTGGTATTCCGGTTTCACACATAGAAGAGCAGACACCGTTTAAGAATAGGATATATTACTACTATCAAAATACTCTCAGTGGTTTGATAGATACAGATCCCAAAGTCGATGCTGAATATAAAGATGTATTCGATAAAGTAATGACTAAAATAAAAGACAATGAGTAACTACTATTATTGGAATATAACGTCTTCAGGCAAATGGCTACTTCATAACACGTATGGAGATGGTCGCGGTGATCTCATTTGGCGAATGGCTATCTATGCACTCATAACCGGCGATGCTGATGTGATAAAAGCGTGTATCAAGTTGCTCAATGAGCGCAAACGTTGGCCAGACGGTCTGAAGGAAGATTCGGATAGTAAAAACTATTTCGATTATTATTGGCATAAGCTATTGCATAAACTTGGATTCACAGATTCACATAAGTACAGGCATCAAAAGTCTATCACACGAGATCCATATATCATGTTAACTTGTGCTATCTTCTGGTATCAGTATGAAATGATCAGGGATTTAAAAATACCGTTTTGGATCAATAGACCAGGGCTGTACTTCTGGAAGAAATATCTTGAAACGAGCAATCCAATGTATAAGCGTATGTATGAATTTTTTAATATGCTGTATTTTAAAAAGCCTGCCTTTGTCAAGTCTTTGTTAGCATGGGAGGCTTTCATTGCTCGATCAGATAAAGTGAAGAGTAGGCTTATTAGAGAGATTCCATGTTGGAACCTACTTAATCGTTTGTTGTGTGGCGACATTATTCCGCAAGAAGATGTGAAACGATACATCTCTACGACGGGATGGTTATGGAATGCAGAGACACCTCCGGATAATCCTACTGAGCTGAAAGAAGGTGAGCCTATCTTTCTGGATAAAAGAATCTTAGAGTTTGTATTTGATAATAGAAAATGGTAACTTATGGTCGAAGGTAAATCAAAAGAAATGAAAAAGACAATTCAAATAATCGGAGCGGCTCTTGTCATGGCATTCTTCATATGGATAGGAATGCAGATTGAACGCAAGATGCAGGTAGAGCCTTATAAGGTGATAGATAAAACGCATACAACGGTAACGCGATGAAAAGACTTGCTGAGACATGATCTAACTTGTATATTAATAAAAAGATGAATTACGTACAACGACAACGGAGGGGATATGACTTATCCTGGATCATTGTAATTATGTTGCTATTGATACCTGTTATATGTGGTGTACTCGTAAACAAAGGGATGTTATGAAAGGCAAGATACTTTATCAAAATAATAAACCATGAATACTAAAATCTTAACAGAACTAAACGCCTGTCATGAAGCTATCGAGTGGGCAAGGACTCAACCAAACTGGGAGACTCTATGGAGTAACTGTAATCGTGGTGATTGGATGCTGTGGCTTATTGGTCTAACTATCGCTGGTAGTCCTATGTCAGATGAACGTAAACCGTTAGTATTAGCCGCTTGCGATTGTGCAGAATTGGCATTAAAATATGCTTCAGAAAAAGAAGATCGACCACGTAAAGCTATTGAGCTATCAAGAAAATGGGCGTTAGGTGATATTTCTATTACCAAGCAGGATATACGAGATGCTGCTAAGGCTGCTTATGCTGCTGCTTATGATGCTGCTAGTGCTGCTGCTTATGATGCTGCTGATGCTTCCGCATATAAAGTATTAAAGCAGTGTTCATATATTGTGAGAACTTATTATCCTAACTGTCCAGTTAAATAAAGAAGCCATGAAAGACAAAATAATTGAGATACTGAACCAATATATTTACACGGGGAATGAGGATATGGGACCATCCATACCAGTTGCATGGTTTGAAAATCTGGCCAAAGAAATTGCCTCACTCTACACCACCGATATCAGCGAGGAGGAGCGAATTGATCTTTTAGCGATGAAAATAGTTAATCAATTATATGAATTAGCTGGATTGTCATCAGAGCATAGGCAGCAGCTAAATGATAATGCAGATGATATTGTCAAATCCGCAATTAAAGAACTTAACAACTAAATAGAGATGAATACAAAGGAGCATAGAGAAGCTACGCCACTAGAAACGATATTGATAAATGCTGAAGATGCCGGCCTAAATATTGGACAGACCGCAAAATTAATTGAAGAACATTTCATAGCCAAGAGCAAGGAAGAGGCTGAAGAGAGGTATGAGGATGCTAAAATTTATTTGGTTGATGAGGATATAGCTTCAAGGGCTAAACTTGGAATTAGAACTAAAGGAATAATAAGGGAGGCTCTAAGATTAGCCGCTTTCGGAAAGGAGGACGAGGGATGAGTGTTTGGTTAATCGAAGCGGGGACAAGTATGACCCAATCGGCATACTATGTTGATACTATTAGTGGAAAGGATTTATATAGTTTAAGCCCTAACGATGCAAAGCAATATGAAAATAGGATTGATGCTGAAATTAAGGCGCGCGAACTTGATACGGAAAAAATAATTCACACTGTTTACGAACATCGTTTTTAACCCCTCAAAACAAATAGAGATGAAAAAAGAAATCGGATATTGGGTAGATTCCAATAACAACAGGTGGCATTGTTCTATATACACAAAAGAACAATCCCAAAAGAATAGTAAGACATTGATTGATTGCTCTGATTGCTCTGATTGCTCTGATTGCTCTCGTTGCTCTGGTTGCTCTGATTGCTCTGATTGCTCTCGTTGCTCTGATTGCTCTAATTGCTCTCGTTGCTCTGATTGCTCTGGTTGCTCTTATTGCTCTGATTGCTCTGGTTGCTCTCGTTGCTCTGGTTGCTCTGATTGCTCTGATTGCTCTCGTTGCTCTGGTTGCTCTGATTGCTCTGATTGCTCTGACTATAAATCAAACCCAGAAAGGTATTGTAAAGAGATTATAGGATCAATTACGGGATTAGCACAAGCCTATTGGATTTCAGGGGATGATCTTCAATTAGTGTTCGGGTGCTACAAAGCCACCGATATAGAAGTGTTCAAAAATAAAGCTATTGAAAAAAATGGAAAAGAAAAAGCAAATCCGTTCATTAAGTTTGCAGACACGATTAAGTATTTAATTCAAAACAAATAGAGAGATGATGAGAACAATAAAATTTAATATCACATAATTATTGCTTATTTTTGTATTATGAACAAAGAAGCAGAAAAGCAGTTAAAGAAATTAAGCCGCTACATAGCGGATCAGAGTAATCTGCTTCTGTTGTATCCGCACTATGAGTTTGATCATGTGTTAGTAGATATTTACAATCCTGATCTGTTCACTTTAACTAAAGAGGAAATACATTTATACGTGATGCAATTTAAAATAGGGATGAACTGATGAGCGCGCCTAAAGGAAATAAATTCTGGATGCTTAGATCTTCACATGGACGAAATCCTATATTTGAATCACCAGATGATTTATGGGATGCTGTTTGTGAGTATTTCGATTGGGTAGAAGCTAATCCGCTATATGAAGATAAGGGCTTTGCATTTCAAGGAAAAGTAACTCATGAGAAGTTTGCCAAAATGAGGGCTATGACTATAACAGGGTTATGTATATTCTTAGATATAACATTTAAAACATGGGAAAACTATAAAGAAAAGGAAGATTTTATATATATCATTACGCGTGCGGAGAATATTATCAAGACACAAAAGTTTCAAGGTGCTGCTGCCGAGCTGCTTAATCCAAACATAATTGCGCGTGATTTAGGGCTAACCGACAAGCAAAATGTGGATCACACATCAGGCGGCGATAAGATAAATCTAAACATCACAGTCGACAAGTCAGAAACAGCCGAGACGCTTAAGAAGCTGCGAGATGGAACCCAGGCTCACTAATGTATTTCACAGAACAGGAGAAGCTCTTCTAAACGCTGTAAACGGTACTGGGCCACGGCTGATCATCAACCAAGGCGGTCAGGGATCATCTAAGACGTTCAGCACACTTCAAGTCATTTACAACTATCTCAAGAGCGCACCAGCTACAAAGACTACACTATGTTCATATGCACTGCCTCATCTGAAGATGGGGGTTATCTCAGATTTTGATATTATACTCGATTCGTTTGGTGAGAACATAGGAGAGATCAAAAGCGCACCAGCACAACCAATTTATAAGATAGGCGAATCAACTGTTAACTGTTACGGTGTAGAGGGTAATCTGGCTATGGCTCACGGTCCCAGACGCGGGTTGTTATTTATCAATGAGTGCAACCGAAAGATAACATATGAGGTGTTCGATCAGTTATTCTCGCGTAGTCAGATAACGCTTCTTGACTTTAACCCGGACCAGGAGTTCTGGCTTCATGATAAGGTATTGCCAAACTTCCCTCATGTGCTTATCAAATCCAATTATTTAGATAACCCATACCTTCCAGAGAACGAGCTGGCTAATATCCTTATGAAGAAAGATAAGCCGGGGTTTGAGAATTGGTGGAGGGTGTATGGACAGGGTGAGTTGGGCAAACTTGAGGGTGCTGTATTTAGTAATTGGCGGTTCGGTGAGTTCGATGAATCACTACCTAAGATATATGGACTGGACTTTGGCTTTCATCCCGATCCGGACGCTTTCTCAGAGAACGCTATTGATGTAAAGCATAAGAAGATATA